AGTACTCCTGACACTTCTAGCCTATCTGTTTTAGACTACTATGGTTTAGACGGAGCCTCCCAGAACATATTTGGGGCAAGTGCTATACGTAACTATGGAGCTTTCAGGATATACTTCTCGGTAGATCCTTTAGCGAACTACCTAGTAGATCCGTCTGCGGTGGTAAGCGGTTATGCGTCCCAAGTTTTCGCTCAAGGCTATAATTACTCAGGAGCTTTATCTGCTCCTGGCACAGTTAGTGGAGAGTATGTCAAGGCCTTGTTTAGTCCGACTCACAGCGAGATAAGTGGTGCGGGTTTCCACTATGCATCATCTATGGTTCACAGTCCGAAAACTATCAAAGCTGTATTAGACGATTCCGCCATGAATACATTTGCAAATGCAAAACACAACACTGTAAATAAATCTGGTTTAGCAAATGTTGTAGCTAGGTATGATCCGTATCAATCTGGGTATGGAGGGGACTCTACATCAGTCAAAACTTCAGGAAGAGGCGTAGCTTCTGTAAATAACTTTAATCTTAGGAAATTGAATTAATGGCACTTAACTATTTTGAATCTAGTAACCGATACACGGATCCCGTAAGATACTTTAAGGCGAATGATCCGTATTACTATGAAGTTGATAATATTCCTATTAAGCAATTAGAGGAGAACTCCAAGTTTCTAAAAGATCAGGTTGATGGGCTTCTTAAGAATCAAGGAAGAGAGTTCTTAGAGGCGGGTGAGACTGCTAACTTAGACAGGGTTAGGTTCAATGAGCTAAAGCCCATTGTTGACGGAACTAACTCCAAGCTACGAATTATGCCTGGGCGTTTCACCGCAAGAATAAATGATGCATACTCTAAGACTCCTTTACAAGTTGTTACACAAGGCCTTACCGGCGTAGGAGGCTTGTCTTTCGGATTTCCTGCACCGAATGCTTACACCTTAGAGACTGCCAACGGCGCAACAGTTGCGGCAGCCTTAGAGAAATGGCAATCGAAGACTGCCAGTAACGCCACACTTATGAATGGTCTTTTCGAAAGATCTTTCGTATACTCAATGAAAAATAATGACTCTGTTGGGCAGGGGGTAGACACTAGTAATCCAGATAATATAAATGCTACCGCTGGAGGCCTTCTTTCTGAGAAGGCTGGTTGGCCTGGGCTCTTAGGGTATCTTCATGAGTTTGACACCAACAGAGATGATGTAAACATACTAAATGTAGAAATCGGTGCAGTTTCTGATATATTTAGACAGAACGGTAGACTAGAATCTAACTTCATAAAAAGATGGAGAGGTGCTACTAGAACTTCTATTGTGGATGTCCCAGAGACTCTTGAGATTGATATCCCCAAATTCGACTCCGAAGAGTTTTTCTACTTTGATACTGATGGTAGTAAGCAGACGGTAGAGTCCAATCAAAGAATTGATTTAGTTTTTGTATACTCTAAACCTGTAGATGAGTCTGAAACTACCCTCCCATCATACACCAACGGGAGCCCCAGAGTAATCACTAAGCCTACATTAGGGATTATAAAGGGCGCTGGTCTTGGAGTCTCCCGCAAAACAGGGGTATCGCCGCAGGATTCCGTAAGTCTTCAGACATTAGACGGCGTATCCCTGATGGTTCCTAATAGTTCTGATGAACTAGCTGACAATACTGGATTTCAAACTTCAGGCGGCGTCCCGATCAGAGGATCCTTCCCTTCGCCGGATGATCTTATGAACTTAGCTCCGCTTTTGTCGGAGAACTTATCTACAACATCTGTTGCTCTTATTGGTCAATCGATCCTGCCTATTGCTTATGTTGTCGTGAAGAAGGATGCTGGCTTAAACTCTCAAAGTGAAGCTATCATTACTGAAGATGATGTTATCGATATCCGACCCTTCTTTAGAACGACTGAATTAGCCTACAACGAGAGAGCGGGTATTGCTGCTGCGACGCCTCAAGTTTCGATAGCTAACCCTGTTGTAACAGAGGCTCATCTTGAGCTTGTTAAAAATGAGATCAAAGACGACTATGTTTCTAGAATTGGTGCCCCTGGCGCTGAGAAAGCTAGAATCGTAGGGGCTGGCACGATTAAAGGTGGCATGTTCTACGGTGTTGAGGGCGCACTTGCAAGTTATGTAAAAGATCAGTTTAATCAAACGACTTACCAGGGTGCAAAAGCGGTGGTTGAAGATAGGTATGGATACGCTGCTAACACCATTCCTGACCTTCCTGATTGGGATATTTCAAGATGGTGCCAGCAAAGCACTTTCCCTCAGAAGGGAACATTCCCCAACGATAGAGTAAACTATTTCCAATGGGGTGTCAACGGTAATGGCGCTAACACTCAAGATTTAAAATACTCTGCATTTAAATCCAAGCCTGGGTCTAATTTAGATCAAGAATTTACTAGTACATCAAACCGAGTCGGAAGACTTGGCACTAACAGAACGTTTCAAAATGGAACTGTAAATACCTTACCGGATGAGAGTGCGTCTCAGGGTATAACATCGTTCTATTTTGTAGAAAAAACTATTCAGATCGACAGATCTCAAATCTCTTGGGCAAAGGATTACCACGTTGCTGTTGATTTCTTAAACTGTGTCCCCTTGTCAGCTAGAGCAGATAGCTCATTCTCCTCTAACCAACTTAAGAATGCTGCTGGTACAGCGAACATTTGGGTTGATAAGAGAGAAAATGAGTTCACTATCTTCATCTCTTGGAGTGCTGATGACTTAGTTGTTTTCCGTGATGGTCCTTCTAACAACCCGTGGACCGACTCTATTGCTAGAAACAGAGATGATGGTCAACGCTACGCTGGATTCTGCGTCATGAACTCGGATATTATGACTGCTACAAACCCTAATGGAACATTTGGAGGTAGTACGGGTAACAATGGGGTTGGCACTGAATCTGTAACCGCTGGTGTCGCCATCTACCCGAGTGTGAGCTTCCAAGTTTATGGTATTCCAGCCGACATTGAGTTTGCTTCTAGGACCTTAATGAGTCAGGCTAACCCGACTCTTACTCTTCTGTAATGGCTGGCATTCGTTTCGGGTGTGGGGAGTTTGTTCCAGGTGGGGAGCCTATCACAGTTCCTAACCTGAACCCTCCCGTACCCACCCTAGTGGCCACCGGAGACG